TTTATATGCAATTTTAATTGCTCTATTAATGATTGCAGGTTTGGTGCCTAATTCATCAGCAATACTTTTTACAGTTTCTTTCAAGCTTTCACGTAGATCATCAATTTCCCGCATGACTGTGCCGCCTTCGGTAATGATTTTTTCTAGTTTAGCTTTTTCTTCTGGTCCATACGAACGACTCATGATATCTCCTTATATGAGTGATTAAAAAAATTTATTATACAATAATTCAGGATAGTTGTCAAGTGATTTAGAGGAAAATGGCGGGATTTCCCGCCATTATTATTTCTTTAATTGATCCCATTGACTTTTTAAGCTGGATAGCTCTTGAGCCAATGCTGGTGATGTGTCAGTACTTGCATACTTAATCAACCAGTCAATTTGTGACGAAAGTTGTGATAATTCTGGTGTATTACCACCAATTCCTGGCGGATTAGTAGGTTCAGATGGTTTCTCTGAGTTACTGGGAATATTAGATGGAGCAGATATATCTGGTTTACCATGCTGAGTAGGGGTGGTATCTGGTTTAATATCTGGTGTAGTTTCTGGTGCGATGTCATTTGAAACAACAATATTACCCTCTGGATTAAATGTATATCCATACAATGCTAACCCCGCTAATATTGTTGCAATTTTGTGATTGCCAGCAAATTTAGCAAGTTTCCCACCAATTTTAGCCGCGAGTCCAGCGCCAAATACGGCAGCTTTGCCACTCAACACCGCAGCTTTAGCAGCCGCTTTGCCACCAAAAATTGCAGCTCCTCTAGTGCCTTTTCCAAGACCGTGTGCAGCCATATCAGCTGCACTAGCAGGTTTGTTCCACGCAATCTTGCCGGTATCAAGAACCGAGGCAGACTTCTCAGCTGCTGTTGTTGGTATCCCTTTGGCTGCTTTATTTGTAATACCTCTGCCGAAATTCTTTGCAGCATTCACCGCACCGGTAATAGCATCAGTTTTCCAGCCTTCATCTAGCGCATCTAGTGTTTTTCGCAATGCTGCAATTTTCTCCGCTTCGGTTACAGCTGCTTTAACTTCATCATTTGCCGCATCTCCTACTAATTTCACATATGCTTCTAAATCAGATGGAAGTTTTTTAGAGGCTGTATATTGTTTTAATGCAGCTACGGTCTTATCACCAAATTTCCCATCTGAGCCAGTTGGCCCAACATCAAATCCAGCAGTAATCAGCTTTGTTTGAAGTTCTGAAACTATATCATGTGGACTAGCTTGATTCTCAATATGATTACCATCATTAGTAGCAGCCGGTTTTGCTGAATTATCAACCGGGGTTGAGGTTTGCTTGGTATCAGGTGTTGTAGTAGGCGCTTTATCATCAGCAAATGGGTTTGCCAATTCATCCTTCCCATATGCCAAATCAGCAGCTGCTAATCCCCACCCAAGTGGTCCACCGACCGCCATTGATGGTGCAAATGAGCCAGCATCATACAACCACGGACTACGTTTTTTTGCAGCATTATTTTTTTCTATTTCTTGTTTAAGGGCATCTTCGTAACTAATATCACCAGTCGCTGATCTAATTTTCGCTGCTATTTCTGGTGCATATCCCAATGTAGCACCTGATGCTACACCTCTGCCAAAATCAGCTGCATCACTTTTAAATTGCTCTTTACTATATTCTTGTAATAAGTCATCATATTCATACCCGAAACTTTCAATTAATTCTCGTGAGATAGATTCCTTAACAGTGTAATTAATACCTTTTAATTTAGCATACTGATTTATCAATGCTTTAATTTGATTAATCTCGGCTTCTTGTGATGCTTTTCGATCAGTCTGCCATTTTTCCAAATCAGCTTGGGCTTGTTTATTCTTATCAGCTACTTCTTGATTATCAAACACACCCTCAGATATATTATCTATTGTATTTAAAATATTTCTAATATCCATTATTTTCCTTTTGGGACACAGTTAGGTACATTTTTTGCACCTTTCTTTTTCATCCCGACCTGTTTGTATCCGTTCCAACAACTTTCATTGGTTGGATTTGGGAGAAGTTTTTGTTCACCGACAATCGCATCATATTGATCCATGGTCAATACATCACCCTGTTTGCTAAAATCAATTAATTTTTCAGTAACATTATGCAAATCCATATCAGTTTTAGCATCTTCACGTGCATATTCTAATAAACGAATTAGTAATGGTATATCCATCTTAACAATATCTTTCGGATTATCTATATCTTCCATTGGCAAATTACTTTGCGCTCCTGGACCAACACCACCAGTAAATCCAGCAGAATGCCCGGGAATTGCTGATTCTTTCATTTGAACACGTTCAGCAATGGTTCTTGCAAATTGGTTGAGTTTTTTCTTTTCAACTGCTTTTGCTTGTTGCAAAGTTTCTTCTGCTTCTGCAAAATATTGTTTTAGTAATGATGGTTTAGGTTGCTCTTTTATTACCGGGGTAGAATAATGTTGCATAGCCATTTGAACAGGAAGGCTAACCTTGTGTGGATTAGCCCCCTCGTTAATTATGCTCATGAATTGTTTCATATCATTTGCACCTTCTACTGGTTTAACGGCAGTACCATCTAGTGCCTGTAGAATTTTTTTCATATCCATTACTGTAATCCGCTCAATATTTTAATTGCCGATACTTCAGCTGATTCATTAATTGATTCTTTTTTAGCTAGTGAAGCTTTTCTTTCAGCTTTTTCTTTTCTTGCTTTGGCTTGTCTCCACTCTTGACCAGCTTTTTTAATTCCAGCGTTATCACCTTTTTCATCAGCTTCCTCGGTAGCATCCGCAGCATTTTGCATTTTAGTTCTTTGACGATCTGCAGCAAGTTTATAATTCTGTTTAGTATATGGACTTTGCTTTTTCCAAGGATTTAAATTTAATTCATCAAGTTGTTGATCTTCTTTGAAAACTGGTTGAAATTCTGGTTTAGTTAACAAGTCTATTGCATAACTAGAATTACTTAAAAATTTTTGCATAGAACCCGGGGTTTTAATCATATATGCATATAATTTTGGATGGGTTTTTTGCAATTTAGCAATTGCTGGATGAATATCTGTTTTTGATGGCGATGGTTTAATATTTTTAACAGATTTTGTTGGCTCACTCAATCCTGCAGAATATTCATCTGGATCAGGATCCCAGGTATTACCAGCTGGTCTAGCACCTTTGATATTTTTTGGTACTACTGGTGGGAATTTTTCTGGTTTATTTAATTTTGCAACATCACCTGACAGGTCTTCGGTTTGTTGAGCATCAGAAGCATATACACCTTCGCCAAAAGAAATTTCGACACCTTCTTTAATGTTATTCCACATTGCAGCAGCCGCTACTTTATCACCTGCTTTTTTTGAACCATATTTTTTAGCAGCTTTAGAAGCTACTTTTTCGAAGTTTTTTCCTGGTTTACCAATATCACCACGTTTTTTAGCTTTTTCAACGGTTGCAGATTTTTTAGCTTTTGATAATCCAGCACTTGGTTTTGCAGATTCATCAATATCTTTTTTATTTTTATTTTTTCTAGCTTGTTCTCTTTTTTTAATACCGTCTTTATATGCTTTTTCTGCATCTTCTTCTGCATCTGCTGGATCATAAAATGGACTATCAGCATATTTACCAGATTTCGGCATATATGGACGTTTTACATAATCATCATCGTCTGAATAATTATCTTCTGCCAACCCTTCTTTTGCAACTTTTGATGTTGCTGCTTTCGCTTTTTTGTTGGCACCCGCAATTTTATCGGCATATGTAATTTTATACACTGGTGCTGCCAATGCTGCGAAATCTTTATCTTTTTTAGCAGATGTACCTTCCAATAATTTACTAGCTTGTGTAACTTTCAATGCTTTTACGGCAGCACGAGCTTCATTTAATTTTTGTTGGATGATTTGTTTTTCACTTTCAGTGTACATATCACTATTTTCTAGTTTTTTTCCGTACTCACTGAATTTCATTTCATATTCTAAATAATGATATACTGATGCAATATAATCAGCAGCTTTGGTAATTTTAGCTTGGATCCATGCTTCTAATTGATCTTCATCATTAATTTTTTTAAATAATTTATAACTATAATTTGATAGTTTGAATAAGTCGGCTTTTGCCATTGCGCCTTCTCGATCAACCGTGCCATCTGGCAAAAGACCTGCTGAAGGTTCAACGGTAGCTGAATTTGCAGGTGGCGCAAATTCGTCTAATTGTTGGTTTTTGTTTGTCATGATAAACTCCATTTATCCTGTATTTATACTCTTTTTGCGATACTTCCACCAGTTAGTAGATTATCATTTACATCCAATGCGTTTTTTACAGTACCGTCTTTGTTTTTTCGTTGTTTAGGTGGTGCATCTTGATAAACTGCACCAACATTGACATTAGCTGCCATAGTGCTGCCAGATGTTGCAGTTTCCTGCAACGGATGCCCTAATAATTCCGATATTTTCATTGATTATTCCTTCCAAACCAGTGCTTGAACCATTCGCTAGTGCCTGATTGTATGTTTTGTTCCCGTGCTATTTGACCTTTATCACTGCCTGTGATTATAGGAAGTGATGAATGGTTATATCTTGCTAATGCTGCTTCACTACCAATTCCACCGAGTTGGCTTGTTTTCATTAATTCATGAATTGGGTCATCCGGTGATAGATAACAATCGTCATCACTTTTTGGAACAAAATCAGCAGATGTTATCCTATATTGCTTCATATACCATACCTATTTCTTTTTGGTGTGGCTATAACACTTTTTTTGTTAACATCCGGTAATTCAACCGATGTATCAGTCCCTTGTTTTTTGGGAGAAACTCCCATATTACGAGCAGCTGCATCAATAATATTACGATCTTCGTCTGAATATCCAATCGTGACAAAATTACCACCAACAGGACCACCTTTATCAATAGAATCGTGTGGCGCACCAGCTAATGCAATGCCATACCGATAAGCGGCATATGGGCTGTTATTATTATCTAACTGATCCCATGTTTCAATGCCAGGAACTGCCAATTCAGTACCTTTTCTCAATCTACCTTCTTTCATCATAGTATTAACCATGTCTTGCATAGCTTCTTCTAAATTGAATGCTGACAGATTTTTTTGAAGAGTACCGGGTCCTACATCCTGGGTTGAGTTTTGTTTATTTACTATTCCAACACCTGCACATTCTTCCATACCATCTTCTTCACGTACACGTTTTCTTGTACGTGAAGAATATCCACGTCCACGTTTGTGTAATTGATTCCATGGATTATCTACTTGATTTCTACCAGCACGTTTCCCAACATTTTTCCTGGAAAACATTTTTAATTCTTCATCAGCTACCAAATCTGGCTCACCCGATTCTTTTTTTACTTTTTTACTTTTTTTTACTTTATTTGGTAGACCTTTGTGTTTTGTTTTTGCAAAATCTTTGACATCTTTCTTTTTCATTGATTTAGCAATTTTCGCAACTGTTGGACTAGCAGCTTTTTCGCCTTGTTGAGCCGCATGTACCATGCCCATTAATCTTTGTTGGGCTTTACTTTCTGCTTTTTCATCTAATCGTTCGCCATTATTTTTAAGAATGTCATACAATCCTTCCAATAATGCTTTTGGATTTAAACTATTATCACTCATTTTGTTATCCTTAACTATTCGATAAATTCTCCTACAATATCGAAGAATTTAAATACTCTATTATTTATTTCAATTTCAGTATCAGCTGATATTCCAGCTGCATCACTGAATAATTCTTTATCACCATTTTTCACTGCTTCTCTTAATGTTGAAGCAGAACTCAATCTAGGTGTAATATGTTGGGTAATATTAGCAAATTTAAAAAACCCATGCGAACTACTGATGCCATTGTACCTTGATAAAGAATTAATTATCCAATCTTCATCAGTGCATATTTTTAATTCTATATGTTCCCCAAATTCTTGATATATTTTAACTACTAAAGAAAATATATTATGGGATGGCACGACATGCTGCACTACATCTGGGTATAAAGCGGACATTGCTTTTAATTTGATATCAAATGGGAGTGGATCTTTTGGACCGCGAGTACTAGCATTTGTACCAACATAATAAGCATCACATTTAGCAGCAGTTTCCCAAACTTCTCGGTGCCCTTTATGAGGGGGATTAAACCTACCAAAACATACACCTACGGTAACCATCGGTGCCTCGGAACAAATTTTACATTCCCAAATTTTTTATCATCCGCATATCTAACCCATCCTTCGGAATTAGAAGTTTTTATATCACCTGAATTTTTTTCCAATTGATCAATAATTGAATTTTTCAAATGCATTATGTATTTAACTGTTTTAAACATATTTTCTATTGCATCGGGGAATTCTTCAATACGTTTTATAATTTTTTGTTGTTGATTTTTACTTATATTGCTATTTTTCAGCCATATAGTAAAATCATCACCCAATGTATCTAGTTCTTTTTGTTTAGCTTTAAAATTAGTATATCGATAGAAATAATCTTTATATGAACTGACTTTATCAATCGGTGATATTAACTCATCTAAATCGTTTTTAGTAATGATTATATGATGTTCTAATTCAGATACATCAATTTTAATAGAAGTAGACGCATAATATGGATTTATCACTATCAATTGATCATTGCCCAGAAATGAAAAATCTGTCATTGGTATCTGACTATCATCGGTTAACCCAAACTGTGGGAAATACGCATGTAGAACAACCATACATTCGGAATTTTGTATTTTAATCCCTAGTTCTGAATCATCATCAATATGATAACCAGTTTTGCCATTAGGGTATAAATTAAAGAACCCGTTAGATGAAATAGGGCGTGTTTTATACAATGCGTCGCCATATACAAATCCAACAAACTCTCTTGGAGTAGCTTTATCAAATATTTCATATAGACTTGCAAATTCCGATGCAAAGAAAATACGGTTCACCGATTCATCAACTGTTAAATTATTTTTACCAGAATGTTTTGTGATGAATTCAAATAATTCACTACCAGAAGTTGATTTAATACCACGTGACCATCCATTGTGCCCAGTAAAAATCAATGGGCCGTCTTCTGTTTCTCGACCCCAGTAGATTTGAAGTCCACCATCCCATTTCATACGCATAGACGATGCATCATCATTAATTTCTTTTAAATGTTGAAGTGCTTCAAGCGCACCATCAGAACCATAAAAGAAAGTTAAATCTTCTAAATGGTTAAATGCCCTACCGTATTTTTTCATTGAAAATAGTTATTTTTTATGTGTTGATATTTAATTGGGTCATGTATGACTGCTACTAGCAGTCTTGAAGGTGATCGCATATCATGCACTGTGGCATGAGGGCCTATGATGATTTTGGCAATTTTATCTGGATCAATTTCAATAATTTGATTTGTTTCACGATTGACTAATCCTTTATATGGACTAATCTTCAATGAAGTTGAAGTAAGGTTAGCTAAATCACACCAGATACTAACAACGTCTTTTCCTTTCATAGTTTCATTTTCATACACGTGATCATGTAGGTACATCATATTGTATGCATCATCAACTGTTGTTAAATCGACTTGGACTATTTCATCATAAATTGGTATTCCGACAAATACTGATACCCCAGAACGGATTGATTCAAGTCCTTGGTTAATGAAATGTTCTTGTAATAATTTTCTGCTTTCAGAAATGTTTGGAACTGGGTATTGTGCTGGTAAAATTGATAGCAATTCTGCTGAATCAATGAAGAAATCAGCATCGCCGCTGATTTCTTTTTTTCCAATACTACCATATGGATAAATGTTGAGCCCATATGGTAGTACGTTTTTTAGATTGGTGATTAAAGTTGAATAGTCTTCTTTTTTAATTGGTTTGGAATTTTTAATTGCGTTTCCGCTCATTTGTATTTGCCATCTTCAATATGTTTATGAACCTCCTCGTGGAATTTTTCACAAATTTCTTTCAATGTTTTATTATCCAAAGAATCTGGTAGTTCACGAATTGGGTATTCTTCTAAATACGAATTATAGCATTCCTTCACTGCATTTGCAAATGCAGACGGATTAATTTCCATGTTGTCTTTTTTTCCGTTAACGCATTTTGCAATGACTGGATGTACATGTTTTCGATAGACATCATCGTCATTATTCATGTAAAAAATTAAATCATCGGCCAGATCAAAATCTAGTTCTTTCTCACCAGAATCATTTTTTGTTTTTACAAAATCTAAATCGTTAAAGTTTTTTCCTTCTAATAATTCTTTGATACGCATAATAAAGCCCAGTTAATAATATGTATTTATCGATTAACTGGGCTTTTAATTGTTAAACTACTATTTCTTCCACTGATAATAATTTAACATCTTCTTCAACAAACTCTACCTGTTTTTGTTTTTTAGGTAAAGCAGCCAGGTTGATTTTGTTATCTTTTAGTTTGATATCTAAAACACCACCATCTTTCAAGTCGCCAAACAACATCATTTTTGCAAGGTCGCGTTTGATTTCTTTATCAATCACTCGTTGCAATGGTCTAGCGCCCATTTTAGGATCAAACCCTTTATCAATAAGCCAATTAATTGCATCTTTACTGATTTTAATACGAACTGCTTTGTCTTTCACTTGTGCACGTAATTCGTCAATAAATTTATTGACAACTTTGGTCATTGTAGGTTTACCAAGTTTGTTGAAGGTAATAATACCGTCTAATCTGTTACGGAACTCAGGAGTAAAGAATTTCTTCAAATCACCATCATTATATACTTTTTCTTGTGTTCCAAACCCGATAGCATTTTTTTCAGCAGCTTGTGCACCGGCATTAGTTGTCAAGATCAACACAACATTTCTGCAATCGGCTTTCTTACCATTAGACCCAGTAATAAATCCGTTATCCATAATTTGCAACAATACAGTAGACACATCTGGATGTGATTTTTCAACTTCATCAAACAGTAATACTGCATTTGGGTTTTCTTGAATTTGAGTGATTAATAACCCAGCATTTTCTTCAAAACCAACATATCCTGGAGGAGAGCCAATCAATTTACTGATACTATGTTTCTCTTGATATTCCGACATATCAAACCGCAACAGTTTAGAGCCAAGATGTTTAGCCAATGCTTTCGCAGTTTCTGTTTTACCGCAACCAGTTGGACCCATGAATACAAACGAACCGATTGGTTTATTTTCAGGTTTTAACCCTGCTTGAGCTACCATGATTTTGTCAACAACTTCGGTCAATGCTGCATCTTGTCCATACACTTCACTCTCTAATTTTTCTTGCAGTGACACAAGTGATGAGCTTTCAGTTTCCATGATTTGCTCAACAGGCATATTAATCATTTTTGCCAGCTCAAATTGAATTTCTGGTAATGACACAACACGTTGATTAACATCAACCAAATTAAAACGTGAACAAGCACAATCAATAAGATCAATTGCTTTGTCTGGGAGTTTTTTATCAGCTTGATATTTTACTGATAATTTAACTGCCGCTTGTAATGCATCGTCTTTGATTTTTACGCTATGATGTTTTTCATAGTATTTTTTGATACCTTTAAGAATTTTCAACGCCATTTCTTGTGATGGTTCATCCACGGTAATGCGTTGGAACCGTCTCATTAGCGCACGATCTTTCTCAAAATGTTTGCGGTATTCATCCCAAGTAGTTGATGCAATAACTTTGATGTTACCTTTGCTCAATGCCGGTTTCATCATGTTTGCCAAATCGTTCGCGGAATTATTACCAGCACCAGCGCCACTGATCATGTGTGCTTCATCAATAAATAGAACAGTATCACCCTTATGTTCAAGCGCTGCCAAAACTTGTTTAAACCGGTCTTCGAAATCACCACGATATTTTGATCCAGCTAACATGGCTGAAATATCGAGATTGTATACTGTATACCCAGCTAAAAATTCTGGTGCATTACCGTTAACGATATTGTGTGCAAGACCTTCTGCAATAGCAGTTTTACCAACACCTGGGTCACCAACTAAAATTACATTATTTTTGCTACGTCTGCCGAGTGCTAGTGCAATGTTTTCAAGTTCGTCAGTACGACCAATAACTGGATCAATTTTGTTTTTTGTTACTTGATCGTTTAAATTTGTAGTGAATGCTTTTAATGCTTTGGTCGCTTTTGGATTTTCTTCTTGACTATCTTCAGTTGCACTACCGGTAACTGACACAAATTCAGCAAATTTTTCTTTTGAAATACCAACATTAGAAGCGTAATAAAACGCCCATCCTCTGGATTCATTTAAAATTATTAAAAATGCATCGATTAATTCAACATCTTGGCGGTTATTAAATAAAACCTGTGTGAATGTTTTATTTAACACACGTTCAAATGCTGCAGTTTTTCTAGGAGAAACCTTGCCAGACACGGTAATATCACTGCATTTGTTTGACAAATGATTGTATAAATCTGCTTTCAAAATATCAGCATTCGCACCGAATTCGTTAATGATATTAACGAATTCTTTATTCAGCATCATGCTATACATTAAATGTTCTACTGTCACATATTCGTGATTAAGCTTAACTGCTGTATCAGCGGCCACTGTGATAGCTTCTTCTAATTCTCTGCTTGGGGTTACCATATATTAGGTTCCTTAAAGATTGTTGATTTCAATGTTAAGTTGAGTCAGTTTATTAATCAACTCAATGTTTTTTATACTTGGTGTTTTTATTTTAATAACCGAAACAAATCGGCCAGTACGTCCCGTATGAATATTCTTAAATCCTGCACCTTGTTTTGCATATTCAACCCCGGTTTCAACTCCTGCTCTTATATCTAGCATCATTGAATCACCAGTGATTGAATTTACAGTTTTTTTACATCCTATCATAGCTTCAATAGGATTAATTTCCACCGTTGTGAATATATCATCTCCACGTCTTTCAAAATTTTCAGCAGAGGATACATAAATGGTAACATGCAAATCACCACGTGTCAAGCCTTGGATAGTATCATCACCTAATCCTGGGTACTTGATAGTAACTCCATTTTCTACACCGGCTGGAATATCGATAACTACATTTTGTGGCTTCCCACTAGGTAATGTAAATTTTGCTTCTAGTTTCTTACCTACAAACGAGTCAAGTAATGAAATATTACAATTAAGATTTAAATCCCTATTTCTACGTTGTTGACGTCGGCCAAACATGCCACTAAACGGGTCAAAACCAAATTGAGAACCAAAAATATCTTCAAATGAGGTTTCATACGAATTTTCATAAAATGGCCGTGATGAGCTTGATGATCCACCAAATTTACGTTGCATGTCATAATCATGTTTTTTTGTCTCGTCGCCTAACGTGTCGTAGGCAACTGATATTTCTTTAAATTTTGATTCATCACCACCTTTATCTGGATGATGTTTATTTGCAAGCTTCTTATATGCTTTTTTGATTTCTTCTGAGGAGGCGTCATCTGAAACGCCCAATATTTGATCGTAGTCAGTCATAGTAAAATCAGGT